ATAGCGACCAACTTCACGCTCAAGAGTCTCTGTCCTATAGACACGACCATTACGGTTCTTTTGATTGCCCTGAAGGAAAATTCCCTCAATAAACATAGATTTTTTACCGTTGATTTCCTCAACAATAAATTCAACCTTGTTAATTTCTTCTGTGATTAGTTTCATTTTAGTAAATGCTTACTCTAGAATGAGATTAGTTTGAATTAGGATCACTCCTCTTCAGCTTCTTGCTGCCCTTGAAATAGGTTGGATGCAGCTACTTGTCTGTAGTCATCAATCCTCTCAGTGCTTTTAGCAAAGAGAATATCTTTGATTTCTTGAGTCACTTCAGAAGGTGAAGAGCCTGATGCGATTGCATCTACAATATTTGAAGCCATAATAAAAAAACCAATATAAAGTTATTTATGAAGATTAGATTTCACCTTCACCGCTCTTAGGGAGCTTGGGAGGTGCTGGGTCAGTTGGTACCACACCTGCAGCACCATTGATATCAGCGGCAGCACCAGCCATATCAGCCATTGCGCCAGCAGGATCACCCTCACCTTCCATTGCTGGTAATGGCTCACCCGTTATTGGATCCAAAGTTGATGGATCTGGGATTGTACCGTCAGCAATTTCTTTCTCGATGAGTTTGTCCTGCTCCTCCATTTCACCGTCGGTTTGGCGAAGGATTTTGCTACGAACATACTGCTGAGAGTAGAACTTACCAACATAAGGTTCTGCTTGAGCTAGTAGATTTAGACGCTCTTGGAAGAGTTCTGTTTCTTTTAGTTCAGCAAAATGGTTATCATATAGGAAGTCATACTGAATATTATCCTTGATACCTTCCCAATCATCAGGGGTGATAACATTTTTTAGGATAAGTTGAGTCTTTAATAGATCACTGAATAGACCAGCAAAGCGCTTGCGAAGGCGAGCAACGAACTTGGAAAACTTTACTTCGTCTCGTAAAATTTCACTAGAACGTCCCATATTAAATCCTTCACTACCACCTGGTGATCTGGAAGAAGGTACATTTAACGAAGCATATAGCTTGTTACGGAAGTACTCAATATCACTGATCTCACCTAGGTTTTGACCCCCAGGAAGAGTTGAAATCTCTGTACCGCGACCACCTTCACGGCGGGGAAGCCAGAAATCTTCTAGCATAGACATCACTTTCTTATCATTCTTCATCTCACCAGTCTGAGCATTATAGGTTTGCTTATTTCTATAACGATTCATAACTTGCTGTAGATATTGCTCTGCCTTTACTTTAGGCAAATTACCAACATCAATGTAGAAGATACGACGCTCTGGAGCACGTGATAAACGATAGATTACAATCGCATCCTCAATCATTCTTAGTTGATTGGTGGATTTGATTGCTTTGTGTAGCCAAGAAAGAGTTGTATTATTGTTTCTATCAACCAAACCTGAATTGCAGTATGCAATAGAATCTTTAGCAATTTTGATAGAAGCGGTCGAGTTATTACCCATACCACCACCGTATCCAGTAGTATTACTTGCGCCTGGGGTGTAAACATAATATTCATCAATTGCTTGACTAAAAATATTATTACGTCCAAGTGGATTCTGACCGCCAGTATTATTTTTGGTTAATACTTGACTAGCCATTGAATCACCTGATGCTTTATCATTAAGTTTACGAACAAACTTAATTTTCGTTGGGGGAATGTATCTCAAATCCATAATCCCATCTTGGGGATTTTTCATATCAATAACTTTTAAGTAATGCATTCTCCCGTCAATATACCAATTACGGAAAATTTCGTGAGAACGCTTATCAAAATCCAATAACTCTTTAATGTATTTGAATTCATCGCGAATAATGTTTTTTACTTTATCGCTAGCGTTTACATTACTCAACTCAACCTGAACAGGTGACTCATACAGGTCACTAACAATTGCCTCGTTTACAATATCTTCAATAGCACTGTCCACTTCTGGATACAGTGCCATCTCCCTATAGCGGCGAATTAGTTCATATTCGGTTCTATAGACACCCTCAAGGTCAACATAAGCTCCACCAAAACCACCAGAGGCATAATAATCAACACCGTCCGCATTATTCTCGGGGACGGGGCTGAGGGATCCTGGGCGTTGGACATCAGAGTCTTCAATTGAAAAACCAAATAGCTTTCCCATAATAATAAAAAGTGGATGTATACCGTCTTACCCTTATATTTAGCGCATAAAAAAAGGACCCCTTTCGGGATCCTTGCTGTGTTTTTTATGCTGGAATCAGAAGATATCCTGACCGCCTGCATTAGGACCTGTGCCCTTAATGGCTTCCCACCACTGAACTTGCATCTCTACAGTGAACTCCTGAATGGTATCAGTTGTATCGTAGTTGAGATCAATCGTTGAGATGTTCGTTGGGAACACGTCGTGGAAGCGGTATGTGCGGAGCGTGGAGCCGTCGCGGTCTATCTGGTAGACATATGCGTCGGACTGATACTCAGCGGGATCCTGGGTGCCGGTAGCGTTCTCCATACGGTTCATTGTGTTCATCCAATTCTCCATCGCAGAGCGAATAGCGAAATCGGTGTCGTTTAGAACTGTAATTGTCCAGGTGTCAAAGGTGCGGTCCCCTGCAATCTTCAATACACGACCACGGAAGGGAACTTCAATAGGTGTAATGTTAGAAGCGGGAAGAGCGGCTGCCTTGACTAGGAAGCGTGACTTCTGAAGTGTATCTGTATCGGTAGGTGCTGAAAGAGGGAACTGAAGAACAACTTCAAATAGATTGGGGCGAGCACCGCCACCAGTCATTTTTGCTTTGAAGTCGCTGATAGTCCTCAATACTGGGGATTCTACCTGAACTCTTGTACTTGCCATTGGTATTTCTCCTTATTAGTTAGGTAGTAGTGATCAAACAGTTCCTACAACTTCTTCAAAGTTAACGCCAGTGCGAGTTGCAACAAACGTTAGACCGATGAAGTTGATAGAGCGGGTGGGCTTAATGAAGATGTCAGCAACAAACTCGTTACGATCTACAACCGCTGGTGTGTTGTTGGTCTCGTCACAAACTACTAGGAAGTCTGTAATACCACGCTTTGACTTAACATCGCGGAGGAAAGGCTCAACAATATTAACAAAGTTGGTACGAGTAACTTCGTCATTGAATTCAAATAGCTGATCTTGTGCAGCAGCTGTAATAGCTTCTTCAACATAGATGAACAAACGGCGAACGTTAATTCTATCGAAAGCAGAAGATGCTGATAGTCCAGTCTTATCACCGAATAAGGTGATTCCGCCAACATCATTGGAGAAGATGACTGGGTTGATTCTTGCAGAGTAGAGTCTATCTCTCTGAATCAATGTTGGGTTGTATGCTAGGCGTACTCCATTTAAGATAGCGCCACGTGTTGTACCTGCAGGTGAGAACCAAGGGAACGCAATCTGGTCAGTACGAGCACAGCATCCAGCGATGTCTCCGTTTAGGGGAACATAGCGGAACTTGTCTGCGAAGCGATCATACATGTACTTGTATCCAGTATCGAATACAACGTATGAGGATGAGGCAACTGTACTGTAGAAACTAATAACCTTACTAGTAATAGTTTCGGAATCAATAACAGTTTGTGCACCACTTTGACCATCAATGATCTGTGATGCGCGGTATGGACTAACAAAAGCCAAAGCATCTTTGCGTTGCTCTGCAATCGCAATTAGTTTGTTTGCTAGTGATTGAGCCTCTGCTTCATTGTAAGCAGCTGATCCCATTAGTAGGAAATCTACATTGGTCTCGTCATCAGACTCAAAGTTGTTATAACCAGCAGCAATGTCTCCTACGGAAACTTGCAATGCACCAGTTACTTCGATGTCTGTACCACCGTCATAGTTTCTGCCGTCTTCTAGGATGATCTGCTTATTACCACAGCTAAAGAATCTAGTATTGCGGACCTGCTGATCCCACTCACCACCAGTTTCTGGATCGAATCCATTACCACCTACTTCAAATGAAGTTGGAACAGTGCCCTCTGGCTCACCACCACCAAATAGGTAACGTGATGTGTTTGCTAGGAACTTTCTCCAATATGAAGGAGTACCAACAGAGAACTCAGCATCCTTACCTTTGGAAATACCGATGTTCTTCTCTAGGATAGTACCAGCATTACCTGTTACTTCTCCAGTATCATCAAAGATAACAATATGAACTTCATCGAAACGACAGTTACGATTACGTGCATACTCTGTAGTTGTTGGGCGATTAGCAATGGTATTCCAAGCTACGCTTACTCTTCCACTCTGAAGTGATACTTCCTGGTCATCAAACCAGTCTCTAGGTGAAAATGAGTTATTAACAGTAGTAACAAGACCAACATTGTCGAAAAGGTCGAAGTTGCCACTAACAAAGGACCAAGTGCCGCCTTGCTGATAATCAACTTCAGTCTCTTTACCACCAACTGGAGTGAAGGATAGAACCTTAACATCCAAGCTATAATCTGTTGCGGTTGAGGTAAGACCAGTAACAATTCCTTTTAGCTCACCTTCAACCAAAACAGTTGTTCCTGCACCAGCAGCAACTTTACTGATAGATTGAGTGAGTCCTTGTCCTTCTGATAGACCAGCGCCTACAGCAAGTGAAATATTATTGAATGATTGGTCTGCTCTACCGTCAATAAAAGCAACCTTAACACCGTTCGCCCAGGAACCGGGGTTTCTTGCAATTACTGTGTAGCCAGGAATAATATTTTCATCATACGCTAGTGCGTTATAATCTTCAATACTCTTAATTTTAATATCAGTTGACGCGGCACCAGCGTAACTGTTGCTAATTTGGTCGTTGTCTGAACGCACAACCTGCACTATACCGCCATAAGAAAGGTATGATGAAATTGTTAGCCAACCTTCGTACTGTCTATCAGTAGAAGATGGCTGTCCGAAAACATCAAGTAGCTCATTCTCACTTGCGATCAATACAGGCTTATCAACAGGTCCCCTAGCGAAAGGGGCAACAATAGCGCCGGTTTTGCTAGAAGAAGTTTGTACTTGACCTAGTGTAAGGTCAACTTCTCTAACTAAAACACCGGGCGATGCTAAGTTTACAGGCATCTTTTGGGTCTCCCTATGAAAGTCCGAAATAATCTAAAAATATTTATAGAAATTCACATTTTGACCCCCTTTTCTAACTATAGTCCCACATATAGCTCATGCTTCCATACTCATCAACGGTATTCCAACGGTCACCTTGAGCATCAACAAAGCTATTATCATCATCCATAGAGCTAATAAACCCAAACGGAGCCATATCTTGTTCAATCTGACCTTCCTTATCACTGTAGATTTCCTTACGGACATCATTATCCGTCATTTCGCGGAAGTAATCCTGTGCTACACACCAGGCAAAAATAACCATACACATAGCGAGGTCATCATTACAACCATCTTCAGCTGCGTATGAATTATTCCTTGAAATGAAGGTAGTCAATTCCTGGACAATATTGAAATCACAGAACTCTAATTTCTTTTCCTCCACCAGAGCCTTCAGATTGGAGCACCCGAGCTTCTTCGTGGCTACGCTCATCTTTACGCCTAATTGTGTCTTAGAGCCGCTGAAGCCCGCTCCAAGCTGCTGTCCTGCCCTTCCACGCATAGCACACATCATTACGTTGGGATATTCCAAGTCATAATTCAAAATAGAGGCAACTTGGTCACCGATATCATTGACTTCAATAAGAACGTGAGCTTTGTTATAAGATTTAGCAACTCTCTCAATGATACTTGGGAATAGCATAGGCTTAATTTCATTGTCCCTATACTTCGCCACTACTGTATATGGGAAGGTCGTAGTATCAAAAACGATAAACGCAGAGTAATCTTTACCAACTCCACGAGCAACGTCTGCCGTCAAAACATATGCATGATCATCTTTAGGATCTGTGAAAATATCTAATCCTTTATTTTTTGTAATTGGTTCACGATACTCCATTGACCTCAACGCCATCGGAGAGATTAGTGTATCAACAGAACCAATGAACTCACACTCAAATTCTACCTTGAACTGCTCCTCACTCGTGTTTTTAATAGTAGTCTCTTTCCATACCTCATCCCTACCAGGAACCTGAGACCAATGAACCTCAATGGGATTATAATCATTCCTACCCTTTTCAGCATCGTTCCACATTCGGTAGAAGTGGTTCATACCGTGAGGCGTAG